TCACGCCAGGTGGCTCGAGCCCAGCGAACTCCAGTTCCATCGGAAGGGTCGCACCGCACGAAGTCGATCCGGATAATGTCGTACGTATGATTACTGCGGCGGATTTCCAGCCGGAACCACGGCTCGTCGCGGAACATGCGAATTGAACCATCGCTTCCACGTGAATCCAGTCGATCCCCGACAATCTTCCTGATGTAAGAGGATATTTCGAAGGTGCCGCGGATGAACTCGGTACTGTGGATGCCCGGACCGTTTGCAATGAGTAGCCAGTGGCCGTGAACGTTGGCAGGTTTCAAAAGCTCAGATTCGGCCAGGCCGGTAAGTTTAGTGAGATCCTCTAGCTCATAAGGGTTACGTCCCAGTTGCGCAGCCTCGATCCGTGCGCCTACGTCTTCTGCGAGCAGGATGATCGATTGGTCGGACGGTTCCCGCGTATCCGCACTCTGCTCAAGGGCTCGGAAAAGCGCTTCGTTCGCGCCGGACGCAAATTGTTTCCGTAGGAGCGAGGCTATTCCGGCAAGGTAGTCGAACGGTTCCGGAGCCCCTTTGCCTTGGAGCACTTCGACCGCAACATCGAAGATTTTGGCGAGGGCTTCGGCGCTCTGCCTGCTGGTTCTTCCATTGCGTTCTATGCGCTGGTAATCGCTCTTGAGAGTTTCATCGTCAGAGTTGCGTTTCTTCTCGAGCATCGCATGGAGTTCCTTGGCGACGGTCAATTGCGTCTTTCCTGCTTCTTTGCGAAGATCCTGCAAGCGCTGCCTGTCAATGGTAAATGTCGGTCTGCCCATGTTCCCTCCGTTTCGTCTTGGGAGCATGATGCTGGATGGGGTAAATGCTGTAAAGGTGCATTTAGGCAGCATTTACTCACGTATGGCGGACGGAAGAAAAGACCTTTCGGAAATGTAAGTTCCCGAAAGGTTGTTCGGAGTCTCGCCCATGCAGCAGTGAATCGCTGACTAATGCCTCTCGATAGCCGAGGCAATTCGCGAGTCAAGCATCCCCGTTATCCAGGCTCTGCCAGCAGCATCGCCACGACGTCTCGCTGCTCATCCCAAATTACCGGGTCCATTGCCGAGAAGTCGAAAAGCTTGATGTGGTCCGGGAGGTCGTCGTCGAGGATTGCCGCGATTAGATCAGGGGCCAGTGTCGTGAGCCGCAGCATCCTGGAAACGTAAGGATTGCTTACCCCTTCGAGATCGGCAAGTTCCTGTTGAGTACGCACTTCGCCCGAGTCGAGCATACGTTGCCATCGATGTGCTCGCGCCAGAGCTCGCTGGAGTGGGGATGGTTCCTTATCCCATGGACGAGGTTTCAGGACTTCCCCATCCGGCAGCGTAACAAGTTTTCGGCCACTGCGACGTTTGAAATTGATCTGCACAGCAACGGCGATGCGGCCGTCGCTCGCCAACTGGATATCTGCGTCACCAACCCGTTGAATTTTGAGGTCGCTCATGCCGCCACCTTGTCTTCGCTACGCGGGGTGTTGAGTTCAAGGAGCACACGTTCGATTCCGTTTGTGCGCAGCCGGAGTTCCAGTTCGTTGGGCGAAACCACCACTTTCTCGACCAGAAGACTGACCAAACGGTGTTGCTCGACCGGAAACAATTCATCCCAGATTGCGTCGAGCCTGGTCAGTCCAACCGTAACCTTGGCTTCGTCTAGCGATGGGTCGAGGGCGGTGGCCTTTGGCACGACGTCGGCGATCAGTGCCGGAGAGCGCAGCAAACCGCGAAGTTGCTCGAGAACCGCCGATTCCAGTTCGGCGGCGGGCAGGCGGGGGAGTCCGGACGCACCGGCATGCTCCTTCAAGTCACGTTGCGACACGTAGTACCGATAGACCCGCCCCGTCTTTCTTTTCGTGGTGTGCCAGGGAGCGAGAGCCCGTCCATCAATGCCGAAAACCAGTCCTTTCAACAAAAACGGAGTTTGAGCGCGCGTATTGTTGGCCCGCGCTCGGCCATTGGTGGCGAGAATAGCGTGTACGTCATCCCAGGTTTTTTGATCGATCAAGGGCGGGTGTTGGCCAGGGTACCAGGCGGATTTGTGGCCGATCTCACCCAGGTAGGTGCGATTAACCAGCATCTTGTAGATGAGACTCTTGTCAATTAGCTTTCCATTCCTGACCTTGCCGTCCTGGGTTGTCCATGCCTTCGAAGTGGCACCATCCAACTTCAGTTCACGAACCAGCTTCGTACTTGACCCCAACTCCACAAATCGCTGGAAAATCTGCCGCACCAGCTTGGACTCCTGTGGATTCGGCACCAGCCGTCGATTCTCTACGTCATAGCCAAGTGGCGGCATTCCGCCCATCCACATACCTTTGCGTTTGGATGCAGCGATCTTGTCGCGGATTCGCTCACCCGTCACCTCGCGTTCAAATTGCGCGAAGGAAAGAAGTACGTTCAGCATCAACCTTCCCATGGAGGTTGTCGTATTGAACTGCTGGGTCACCGAGACAAAGGAAACGCCACGACGCTCGAATACTTCAACCATTTTCGAGAAGTCGGCCAGACTGCGGGTGAGTCGATCGATCTTGTACACGACGACGATGTCGATTAAACCGCCCTCAATATCCTGCATGAGGCGTTTCAGTGCCGGCCGATCCATACTCCCGCCCGAAAATCCACCATCGTCGTAGTCATCTGAGACAGGTATCCAGCCCTCAGCACGCTGGCTGGCGATGTAGGCATGACCCGCATCACGTTGCGCATCGATCGAGTTGTATTCCTGCTCCAGGCCTTCCTCACTGGACTTGCGGGTATAGACCGCGCACCGTTGGCGTCGCTTCAGGGCATCGCTCATTTCGATTTCCTCGCCGGGGCAGATGCCTTCAGGCCGAAGAACAACGGGCCTGACCATCGCGTACCCGTGATTTCACGGGCGATCATCGATAGTGTGGGGTAGCGACGTCCTTCAAATTCGTATTGACCATCAGTGCCGACGACCACGCGATGCATTTGGCCCCGATATTCGCGCGTGATGACCGTGCCGGGCACTGGCCGAATGTCGCGGTCGGTTTTGCTGACCTTGCCGGTAGCCAATAACTTATCGATTCGATGTGCATTTCGTTCGAGCAATCCCTGATTCACCTTGCGAAAGGCGCGCTCTTGCAAACCGTAAGCAATTCGCCGCTCCAGAAATGCTCGATTGCTATTGGGCGACGTGCTTCCGTTAAGCTCGATCCACAAGGCGCGGAGATCGTCGATTGAGAAGTCTGGCAACTGGGCGATCTGAGTCAGAACGCTCGGTGGCGTGGCACGAGTGAGATTTTGGCGGTTCATTGCGACTCCGTTTTACGGTTGTTGACGGGGTCTGTATGAACGCGCTGGTGGGCAGGAAAGCCAAGCCCAAAACCACTAGCAGGCAACTTGATGCCTTCATCTGCTGACGGCCGGATACGAAAGCGCGCGAGGCCATTTGCCAGCAGGGACGCCACCTCCTGGAGGCGCTGTTCGGGCGTCATTTTGTCCGGCGGGGTATGTTTGATTTCATGCATTGGTGACCAGTCCTTTCAGTGCAAATCGCGTATGCGAAATTGTCCTGAAGGGCAGCCATCAAGGCCATGAGGGAGTTTCGGGCTCCGACATGCTGTTGCGGGTTATTGCGAAAAGTGCAGCAGAATTCCCGCTAATTTCTGACGGGGGGCTGGCCATTTCGAATGAAGTGATCGAAGGTGTCCTCCTCCGACTCCTCATCATCGTGGCGAGGGCGCTGCCATTCCGCATCGGGCATCAACAGCAAGGTCAGTGTGTAATCGTACTGTGCCGCGACCTTGGTCATCTCGGTCAGCGGCATTGAGGACGGCTCGCGAGGAAACCATGCTTGAGCCCGTCTCGTTTGTGTCTCACTGGCCGCCGAGCAATTATCGCTATAGGCCAGAGCCCCTCGCGGCATTTCGATAGTTCGTTTGCGTGTTGCGAAATAGGCCCCCGACTTGAATGCTGCCTGGTTTGATTTCGCCCACAACATGTGATCATCACGACTGGCGACCAAGATCGCGCGCTTGTCGGCTATTTCAGTCCATCGCAGCGCAGCGGCGGTCAGCGACACACCGTAGCGATCTGCGCAGTGGCCGAGCAAATCAAAACTGACGGGGTGGCCATTCACCTGCCGTCTGAAATCATCCAGTGGCATCAGGAGGGTCGACGCGAACAGGTCAGCATCTTTTTCGATATCCCGTTCGTTGCCGTCGCCGGTCTCGATATCATCGTCTCCGCACTCAAACCTGTCCTGCTGGTGGCGATGCAAGAGGTAATGGCCAAACTCATGGGCGACGGTGAATCGCTTGCGGCCATCGGAACTGATGGAACTGTTATAGACAATCAGCCACTTCGATCGCGCTTTGTTTGCTGCAAGCATCCCTTCAAAACCATCGAGGTCTTCTCCCTGGACCTTGTCGACCGGTGAATCAGCAAAGCAATGACGCGAGTATTCCAACGCCACCTCGTTTACCTTGACCGGAAAACGATCGATGCCCAAGACCAGGTTGAGCATTGAGGAGACGTGGTTGGCCTCCGCCATCGGCTTCTTAAGCTTGCTCACTCGTCATCGTCCCAAGCATCAAGAATTTTTCGTAGGCGTTTTTTGGTCCCATCTGGCATGCTTTTGTACTTGCGGAAGAAGGCCTCATCAAGAACCTCCTCACCGGGTGCCGCGACAGAATCAGTCAGCAGAAATTCGGTGGTGACCTCGAGCACGGCGGCGATTTTGCCGATTTTTTCCGCAGAGGGCTTCGGGTCGTCTTTGTTCTCCAGCTCCCAGATGTAGCTCTTGCTAGAGTCGGTCAGCTCGGCCAATTGCTCGAGACTGAATTTCTTCTGTTTCCGCAGCGCGCGGATCTTGTCACCCAGGGGTGATGGCACTTTTGCCTCCTAAATTGTTGTATGTGGCACAGAAATAATACCACCGTACCGAACGATTGCGTACCTGCTTGACAAACCCATAACCTGTCTGAAATAATCCCAATCGTTCGGTACGCCGAACGTATTCGGTCTTTACACCCCAACAACAAGACGGGGCTACGGGGCTGATCTCAACCCGATCCTCACCTTTATAAAGGGGTATGTCGATGAATGATGCAGAAAACCTGTCCAAGCTGCTCGGCCATCTGCCGCCGGCGGTATTTCGTGAATTCATGGTCGAGGAGTTCGAACTGACCATGCCTGCACTGGACAAGAAGCAGACCAAGCGTGATCAACGTGCAGAAATGGAAACTGTTCTCTCCGGGCTCGACATCAATCATCGGCAGCGCATCGAAGAAGTTGCTGAACGTATTGTCCTGCTGTCAGACGGAGCCGGACAAGACGTCATTGAAGGTTTTCGTGATGACATTTTCGATCCGAAAGACCAGGAAGCATTCGCAGGGATTCGCAACCAGTACGAGCGCGCATTGTGGTTGCACATCAATGCGCCGACCCTGTTTGATGAAGCGATGAACGCCAGACAGGCCGACGTTTTTCGGCAGAGTGCATCGTGCTACTCGGGATTCATTGCCCCCAAGGATCTTTCCGTTCTTGAGGATGAGCCTTCCCGGCAGGCGTTCCACCATGCTGTTGCGGAGGAATTGGGCTGCGAGATCGACTCGGTCGCGGTTCAGGTATTCAAGCGGCTGCGTCCTGACACGCAAACCGGAGAGGAGGTCGACCTCTATCAGATCAGCGTGCACCACAACCGCCCCCCCGAAATTATCGATTGTGTCCAGGCGAGCGAACTTGTATCCCAAGAGGTTGTTCGGGCTGTTTCATCGCACATAACCTATGAGCCTGCCAATGGCCATCTCGAGGTTTTGTCGAAGGACACCGATGGCCGGGAAGCCTTGGCACGAATCGTCGCCGATTCTTTGTTGCAGTCGCCGATCACTGGCGAAAAGATTCCGCTCAAGCAATACGACTACCAAAGCTTGGCTGGGCCGAGGAATTTCGATATTGCCGGCGAGGCTGTTGCTTCCGTCAAGGTGATTGAGCTCGGCTACTTGGGCGACAACCATCGGTCACTCATGGTGAAAATCTGGACCAAGGACGCCGACGACATTCATGCTGCTGCGCGTTCTCTGATTTCACCGCAGTTTGATTTTCGTGACCATCAGATCAATTACGCAAAAATTTCGATTCGCACAAAGAAAGTTGGGGCAGATCGCGCCAGGACAATTTCAGTAATTTTGCGAGATGACAACAAGTGCAACATCAAAACCAAGCGCGAGAAGGATCGCGCGCTTTGTGATCGTCTGCTCGTAAAATGGAATCTGGTAAAAGTCATCGGCCATGTCCCAGAAGAAACTCTCGACACGCTCGCTGCTTGACCTGGTCGACCTGTTCGAGCAATCGAGCCAATCGACTGTCAACGCCGACGGGCAACGGATATACGGGGTGCCTGGATGGGTTCTTTCGGGTATCTCGTCGTTGTCCGACAAGCAGCTTGAAGCCTGGACAGATTGTGTTGGCTACTCGACATTCTTCCCCGCGCCATGCGGGGAAGACCGAGTGGCGGTTGAAATCAAAGAAGATGACGATCCAGATCGCTACAGTTATCGGTGCCCGGAAACTTTCCGGAAAAAATACATCAGCGCGGCAACGGTTGCTGTTCGATCGGTTCGCGCCACTGATTTCCTGAACTACCTTGCTGACCTTCTCGAAATTCCTCAAGCACTGCGGCGCGGTATAGATACGGCGACAGTGGGAAACGTGTTCTGGAATATCGGCAAGATGCGTGTGGCTGGTCTGCAGGTTGATGTTTGGGTGGCTCGCAATCTATCGTCCTCGATGGATGGTGTGTTCCAGCACCTGCAAAACAGTGCCTTGCCCGACCAAGGGGTGGTCCTCTCCACCAGTGGGGCGCTGCCTGCGATTATTCATCCGCCGAGGCAGTATCGAGTTATTCCCATCAGGGATGTGTTGATTCGGCATGCGTCATTCCCGCACATTGATGCCGACCTTATCCATCGAATATTGGTGGCCGCCCCAGGCGCAAAAATTGAAGCGTCGCTGCCAGTTCGATTTGACCCCTATTCCAAGACGCTGGTGATTGCCACGAAATCCAGCAAGCCATGGTTAATCAAGGGGCCGAAACAAATCGATGCAGTCCGCTACCTCTTCGAACAATTCAAGAATGGCCGGCGATGGGTGCCTGCCGGCGAAATTCTGGCGGACGTGTATGGCACCAAGGAATCGGGACGAAGTCGTCGAATGCAAAATCTGTTCAGTGGCAATACATTCTGGCAAGACTACATCGTGAACAATGACGACGGTGAGTACGGATTCAATCTTGAGTAACCATCGTCATCCCGCCGCACTCCGCACAACCGCCTTCGGGCGGTTTTTTGCTTTCTAAGCCCCCAATTTCCCCGTTTTTGTTGTGCCCGTACACAAGCCCGTACATGGCGGTGACGGACGCCCGTACACCATGAATTCGACACTGACCTCACGTTTTCGCAATCACCTGAAAGGAGATAAACGTGAGTATCAAACACCTCAACCAACGCCATCTGGCCGACCGTTGGGACGTCAGCGAAGCCACACTGGAACGTTGGCGGACCGAGGGTATCGGACCGGTATTTTTGAAACTGCAAGGGCGCGTGCTGTATCGCGTCGAGGACGTCGAAGCCTTCGAGGTCGATAGCCTGCGCAAAAGCACTTCCGAGCGCGTCATGGCCGGAGGTGCAGCATGAACCTCGTCACGCCCGACAAAATCCTCGCGACGCCAGTTAGCGAACTCGCTGATCAGTCCAGCGTTTCCCTGTTCCGGCTCAAAAATGATGCCGCTGATTTTTTGGCCGCCGCCAAGGCCATCGTCGAGCACATCGACCGAGCCTTGGATCTGAAGTACGTCGACCGCGCCCACCAGCTACGACTGGCTGCAAGCAAGGATACCGGCGTCGTTCATTTCGATGACGGCAATGTTCGTGTCACCGCTGATCTGCCCAAGAAAGTCGAGTGGGATCAGAAGCAACTTCACGAACTGATCCTTCGCATCGCCTCCGGTGGCGACAACCCGGACGTCGTACCGCGTCAGCGAAACCAAGTACCAGGCCTGGCAGGAATCCCTGCGTTCCCAATTCACCCCCGCACGCACCGTCAAGGTTGGCAAAACCACCTATCGGCTCGCGCTGCTCTCGGAGTAATCATCATGCTGAAAACTTTCATTGAAGCACTGCGCAAGAAGTCCATTTCGCTGTCCGATCTGCCCGAAGCTATTCGTGTTCCCGGCCACGGTGGACGTCCAACCATCGATGGTCTGCGACTCGAAGATGCCAGCGTCGATGACCTCGCATTTGCAATTCGCGGAATCTCTGATCAGACGAGTCTGCTGCTTTCTCAGGAATCCGCACTTCGTCGTCTTCATGACCTGGCCCGCAACCGTGGCGCGATCGGCACCGACAAGGTCGGCGAGATTTTCGGTGGGGAGGTCTGAGATGGCCTTTCCCATCATCACCGCTGACCAGCGCCTCGCCGAAAACCGCCGCTCCTCGGGCGTCATCCTGGGGCCCGCTGGTGTCGGCAAGACCACCTTGCTCAAGACCACCGAGGCGGTCAGCGCCTTGTTCGTCGATATGGAGGATGGCGACCTCGCAGTGCGTGACTGGCCCTGCGACACCGTGCGCCCCCGGACGTGGCCGGAGTGTCGTGATCTGGCCTGCTTCATCGGTGGCCCGAATCCGGCGCTGCGCGACGATCAGTCCTACAGCCAGGCGCACTACGACCGGGTCTGCGATCAGTACGGCGATCCGGCACTGCTCGGCAAGTACTCGCTGATTTTCGTCGATTCCATCACCGTCGCCGGCCGTCTGTGCCTGCAGTGGTCCAAAGGCCAGCCGCAAGCCTATAGCGAGAAAACCGGTAAGCCTGACAACCGAGGCGCGTATGGCCTGCATGGCAGCGAACTGATTGCCTGGCTCACACAGTGGCAACACATTCGCAGCAAGGACGTGTGGCTGGTCGGCATCCTCGACGAGAAGTTGGACGACTTTAATCGGAAGGTGTTTTCGCCTCAGATCGACGGCTCCAAGGCCTCACTGGAACTGCCCGGCATCCTCGACCAGGTTATCTCGATGGTCGTCCTCAAAGCCGATGACGGCACGCCATATCGCGCCTTCGTCTGCCAGCACCTCAATCCCTGGGGCTACCCCGCCAAAGACCGTTCCGGACGACTCGACGTCGTCGAGGAGCCGCATCTCGGTCGCCTCATTTCCAAGATCACCGCGCCCCGCGCGCAGTAACGCACAGGAGAAATTCCATGAACAGCACTTCCAACAACGCCGCCTGGAACGATTTCAACGATGCTGAGGAGCAGCGCGAGTTCGCTCTGATCCCGCCCAAGACGCTGGCCAAGGTCATCATGACCATTCGCCCGGGCGGTTACGACGACCCGAGTCAGGGCTGGATCGGCGGTTATGCCACCCGCTCGGACAAGACCGGCGCGGTGTATCTGAATGCCAAATTCACCATCCTCGAAGGCCCGTTTGCCAAACGGGTGGTGTTTGGCCTGATCGGTCTGTACAGCCCCAAGGGGCCTGACTGGACAAACATGGGCCGCAGCTTTCTGCGTGCCATTCTCAACTCGGCGCGCGGCATCCATCCTGCCGATCAGACACCCCAGGCGCAAACCGCGCGCCGCATCCGTGGCTTTGCTGATCTCGACGGTGTCGAGTTCGTCGTCCGCATCGATGTGGAAAAGGATCAGAACGGCGAGGATAAGAATGTCGTCAAGGCCGCGATCCAGCCGGACAGCAAAGAGTACGCGGCATTGATGGGTGCCGTCAGTCGCGCACCGGTGCCCACCGGCGGATTTTGCAGCAGTGCGCCGGCGGCACACGCTGCCACCCCGGCCGCCCCGGCCGTATCGACACGGCCCACTTGGGCGCAGTAAGGAGAAACGACCATGATTCTCCGACCGCGCCAACGCGAGTTCGTCACGCGCTGTGTTGGGGCACTCAAGACCCACGGTAATACGCTGGGGGTCGCCCCGACCGGTTCAGGCAAGACCATATGCCTCTCTGGCACGGCCGGCGAGTTTCTCGCCCACCTCGATGCCAAGGCCTGTGTGCTGGCCCATCGCGACGAACTCACCGCGCAGAACCAGAGCAAGTTCTCACGGGTAAATCCTGGCATCAGCACCTCGGTGTTCGATGCCCGTCAGAAATCTTGGGAGGGTCAGGCCACGTTCGCTATGGTGCAAACCCTGGCCCGTAATCTTGACCAGTTGCCGACGCTGGATCTGCTGGTCATCGACGAGGCGCACCACAGCGCCGCGCCGACCTACCGGCAAGTGATCAACACGACGCTCGCCAGAAATCCACATGCCCTGATTTACGGCGTCACTGCCACTCCCAATCGTGGCGATGGCAAAGGGCTGCGGGAAGTGTTCTCAAACGTGGCCGACCAGATCCGGTTGGGCGAACTCATCCGTTCCGGCCATCTGGTGTCGCCACGCACCTTCGTCATCGATGTTGGTACCCGCGATGCATTGGGCGGTGTGAAGAAACTGGCCGAGGACTACGACATGAACGCCGTGGCCACGATCATGAACACCTCGCCCGTCAATGCCGCTGTTATCCGTCACTGGAAGGAGCGTGCATCGGGGCGCAAGACCATTGCCTTCGGCGCGACGGTGGCGCATGCCCTGGCTGTTTGTAATGCGTTCCTTGCTGAGGGTGTATCGGCGGCAGTGGTGCATGGCGATATGTCGGAATCCGACCGCAAGGCCACGCTCGCCGACTTTGAGACCGGCCATCTGACCGTGATCGTCAATGTCGCCGTACTCACCGAGGGCTACGACTACACCCCGACCTCCTGCATCGTCCTGCTGCGCCCGAGTTCCTATAAATCGACGCTGATTCAGATGGTCGGTCGCGGTCTGCGTGTCGTCGATCCAGCCGAACACCCTGGCGTGATCAAGACCGACTGCGCCGTGCTCGATTTCGGCACGGCATCGCTGGTGCATGGCAGTCTCGAGCAGGAAGTCGATCTCGATGGGTTTGAGGGTAATGGCGAGGCGCCGACCAAGGAGTGCCCCAGTTGTGCGGCCCAGATTCCGATGGCGTCGCGCGAGTGCCCGCTGTGCGGCCATTCCTTCAAGCAGGAGGAGTCGGACGAGAAAGGTGTTCTCGATGATTTCGTGATGACCGAAATCGATCTGCTGAAGCGCTCGAATTTCTCGTGGTGCGATCTCTTCGGCGACGACTGCGCCTTGCTGGCAACTGGTTTCAAAGCTTGGGCCGGCGTGTTCTTCCTCGAAGGGCGCTGGTACGCCGTCGGCGGCTTCGAAAAATCGCCGGTGCGACTGCTCGGCGTGGGCGAACGCACGGTGTGTTTGGCACAAGCCAACGACTGGCTCAATGAGCAGGAATCGGACGATGCGGCACACAAATCCCGGCGCTGGCTGAACGAGTTGCCGACCCCGGGCCAGTTGCGTTACCTGCCGCCAGAGGCTCGCGCCGACTTCGGTCTGACCCGCTATCAAGCCTCGGCACTACTGACGTTCAAGTTCAACAAGCACGCCATCCAGCGGGTGGTGCATGCCGCGAACCAAAGCTATCTGGAGGCCGCGTGAAATGTGCCGTCTGCTCACGCGAAGCGCGCGGCTTCGGCTACTTCAACTCCGCGCTACGCCGGTCCGACCCGAGGCGTTACTCAGATCGGTGGGTGTTCTGCTCGATGCGCTGCATGAACGCGTTTTCCAAGGTCATGGAACGGCTGACCAGTGTGCAGGAGGACGCCGTGATTG